AAGTAAAGAAAAAATAAAGGGGGAATAGTGAAATATATTGATATTGATTTTATTAAACCAAATAAAGATTGTAAGATTTGCGATCAAGTAAATGATTATGTTTGCTTTGATTGTGAAAGCATACAAGTAAAAAAAAAATATCCAAATGCAAGATGGGAATTGCCTGATTGGATTATAAATAATAAGGGGGAATAATGAACAATTATAAAATAACATTTACTAAACAAGAGCTTGATAGAATATGGTATGTTTTTAATGAAGAATTAAAAAATCATAAAGACAATATTCAAAAAGGTTTTATAGGATATGAGGGTTGTTTAGAAGATACTAAATTAATCTTAAAAAAAATAAAAAAATTTTATAAAGGGAAGGAATAAGGAGGAAAATGTCTGAACTAAAAGAAGAACACTTTGAAGTAATTGATAAAAATAAAGCAAAGATTCATCAAGATCAAAAAGCCATGAGAGAAGAAGCTATGCAATTTGTAGGATCTTGTTCAATTTTTGATTTGCAAGAGGTTTATAAATTAACTAAAACGCTAAAGGAGAGGAAAAATGCTGGATAAATTTAAAGTATGGTCTTTATATTACCGAACAGAAATAGTATTTTTTTTAGTAGGTTTTATTGTTGGAGCTATAATATTTTAACAAATAGAAAGGAGAAAATAAAATGAAAAAATACTATTGCGATAAATGTGGGGAGGTAAATCTTTTAAGTTTTATTGATTGTGACTTAAGACCTTTTAATATTTATTGTGGTGATAGCTGCATAGATGCTCATTTAGACGATATTGAAAATAAAAAATGGGATCACCATGATGGATTTAATAAGGGTTTAGAAGTTTTTTATGCTAAAGAAATAAAACAAGGATATAAAGATCCTAAATTTTGGAGAAAATGGTTTGTAAAACATTCTAATTTTTTTATGTGGGATAAGAATAAAAGAAAATATAAATTAGTTAAAGAAAAAGATTATGTTTCTCATTACAAGTTAGAGAATAAAATATAAATAAACAAATAGAAAGGAGAAAATAAAATGGAATACAATAGTAAATGTGGGAGATACCATACTTATATTGGTCATGTAGTTTTTAATGACACAATGAGTAAATTTAAAGATGAAGATAGTTGGTTTGTTGATGTGGTCAGTAAGGATAAATATATTGTAGATGAAGATTTTTATTCTGATTACAATGACGCATTAATAACATTTAAAGAAGCTAAAAAACAAATACAAAAAGATGAAGATAATGAATAAACAAATACAAGAAAGGAAAAACAATTATAAAAAACTTTCAAAAAATGATTTACACAACCTTAAAAGGTTGATGCTCTTATACACTTTAGAGGGATCAAGGTCTGTTAATGGTGTTTATTATAATAAATATAAAAATTATGCGAAAGAAAAACCCAATTGCCAAGTTATTAAAGAAATCACTTTATAAATTAAGAATATTTAAAAAGAAAAAAGGAAAAGGTAGTTATGTTAGAAGCAATTTTAGTTATAAGAATAATAGCGATTAATTTATACCTTGTTCAAAATTAATAGTGGCATTAAAAGAAAAAGATACTCTTTCCTCATCTTTATCCGAATCAAAAGCATAAACAATATGATTTAAGGAGTTAGGGAATAAAAACCATTGGCGAACTTCAGGTTTAACTCTATATCTACAGTCTGTGAACATATTTTCTGATCCCTCAACAAACTCAATTTCTCCTGAAAAATCATTATGTTCTTTTGCACTTTTTGTTGATTTCATAGAGTCTGGCAAAGAAAGATAACCAACGCAAGATAAATGATAATTTTTTCCTATATATTCACAATGGTTGTGCATAGGATTATATTCACCTGGTTTTTGGCAAACATACCAAGCAGAATTAATTAATATTGATTTTACTTTTTCATTTTTAAAATGTGTATTGAAATATGATGCAATAATAGGATCAAAAAAAGCTCTTTTCCATTTAAGCATAATTTCAGGTGATATTAAGTATTCCTCTTTTATAGCACCTACTAATCTTTTACCCCAATTATGTTGTTTTTTTTTATCTTCACTTTCTCTTATTTTTTTTAAATCATTTTTGAAATCTTTTATTAATTCTAGAGGCAATTCTGCTTTAGCAATTGTTGATCCAAAAGGTTTAAACAATTTAAAATTTATTTTATCACTCATAAATCCTTAATATCCTTTAATTCTTCAATATCAACTCTATAAGCTGGAGGTCTTGTTGAATAACCAAAATCAGTTAGTTTATCATCTAAAGGTTTATAAAATGGATACCAACCAACAATAGAAAATTTAAAATCTCCCTCATGAATGACTAAAACATATTTTCCATGCTTTTCATTAGGTCTAATTAATAAAAAATTATTTGGTTTTCTTTTCTGCGATCTTATTTCTATATGGTCTTGAAAATCTGAGTCAGTATATCTTGCATAACTATCTGAATAAGATCCATTATAAAATCTGTTTAAACCTTTAGCAAAAGCGACTTCTCCTAAAGATCCTAGTATTCCATCTGTAATTGTTTTTTCAAAACCACCAAAATAACCATAAGAAAATGTTTTACCTTGTTTAAGGTTTTCAATATATCGCTTAGTTGAGTTTTCAAAAGCTAATTGAACTTCAAAAGGCTGTAATTCAACTTTTATCATTTTCTCTTTCTAATAATTCTCTTTCATATTCTTCTATAGGTTTTCCTATAATACAAATAAAATAGCAATCGGCACAATAATCTTTTCCCTTTTCAACTATGTCTGCTGATTTTTTACATCTAAAACAAGTTCTATAATCACCATACATATTAGGATGCCTCACAAATAATTATTAATTAATTTTAATAAATTTTTATTTTTTTTTAATATTGTTATAAATTCTTCACACAATAAACAAACTGATTCCTCTCCTATATCTGATACTTTAACTTTTTTTGCAGTACAAATAACATGAAAAAGCTCATGAAATATAGTTTTTAAAATATGTTCTTTTGTTTGATTCGGATTTAATCTCAATTCGTTAGTATTTGGATCATATTCACCACAAAGATGTTCTGAAACACTCCAAACTACCTTATATTTTTTCCCTCTATAATTGAGTTTGCGTATAAGCATAAGTTTTTAATACTGATATTTACTAAAATATCAATAAAAAAATGTATTGCTTTTGTATTTTTTATGTATATAAGACATATATGCTTAAAAAAATAGGCAAAAATTGGTGTCATAAAAAGGATGGGGGGATTTTTACTAGCGATCACCTATCACCCTCTCAATTAAATAAAAATATAGATCAATGGTTTTGGGATTATTGCGTTTTAGATGAAAAAGCTAGAAAGTCAATCCCCCCTAATATGAAAATGATATTTGGAGGATTAGCAGGTAGAGCTTTCCAAGATATGATTACTGAAAATTTGTCTGTTGAAGAAGTAATGAAAGGAAAAAAATAATGGATTTTACATTAAACCAAGCAGCAACCATGCAAAGGCGAATTAAAGACTTAGAGCATGATTCTAAAATAAAAAGAAATATGCTTTTAGAAAGAGATGAAGAAATAAGAAAATTAAAAGAAGAAATTGATAAAAAACAACAATTGATAGATTTTTTAAACAAACAATTAATGGAAGAAAGGAAAGAAAATGAAAATAAAAGAAAAAATACCAGAAGAAAAAAGTAAAGGATCTTTTAAAGATAAGAGAAAGATTTGTTTAGCTGATGTTGGTAAAATACCTACTGTTTCTATAAAAAATAAACAATATGCAATTGTAGTAGAAAGACATAAGCATTTATTGCAAAGTTTTCCTGAAGCTAGATTTAATGAAGAAATATTACATCATGATAATGATAGAGTAGTTGTTAAAGTAGAATTATATATTGGTGATACCATTTATAGTGTTGGTCATGCAGAAGAATTTAGAAACTCATCATATATAAATAAAACAAGTGCTTTAGAAAATGCTTCAACATCTGCTTTAGGAAGATGTTTAGCTGCTTTTGGATTATCTGGATCTGAATTTGCAAGCGCAGAAGAATTAGTAAATGCCATCAATAATCAAGGCACAACACAAGATTCAATTGAGAATAAAATTGAAAAAATGACGACAGAAACAAAACTAAACAAACTTTATTCTGATTGGAAAAACAAAATGGAACAAACTGAAAAAAAGTTCCAAAATAAACAACAACAAATAAAAACTAATGGAGGACAAAATGTCAAACAATGGTAACAAACAAAAAGATTGGGTGCTTTTTCCATATAATCCAGAAGATGAAAGGTCTTTAAAATTACATTTTTCTGGAAATATTAATTTAGACAATGGAAATAAAGGAACAATCTTAGGAGTAAAAGCCAGTAGTAAAGATGGTACAAAAAAATTTGTAAGAGTATTTGCACAAATAGGTGTACTGTTTAAAGGTGATGATAATTTTACTGGTCAAATGAATTATCCTGATGCTGGAGGTGAGAAAGGTTTAATTGGTTGGTTAAACGATCAAGGAACTATCTTATCTGGTTATAAAAATGACCCTAAAAAGGATAATAAGTCAAACACTAAACAACAATCAGTTCCCTTTTAGTTAGTTGTGAATAGTAAAGTTGTTTATTTAGTTTTGGCTGTACTAGCAGGTGAAGATGGTTATGAATTGGAAAGGATAAAGTTTAATACCATCCTCACCTGTGATGAAATTTTTGAAGCAACAATAAAATTTAAACAATTAGATGGTAGAATACTACCAACATATAAAAACAGAGTAGCTTTTGCTCACTACTGTTTAGATGATAAAGGAGATTATTATTTAGGTTATGGACAAAGTTAAGTTTTTAAATAATTTAGAAATGTTATTAAAAGAAAAAGAAAATAATTATGGTAGTTTTGACCATACAAGTCAGGTTTGGGCGAATTATTTGTCAGATATTTTATCAATAGAAAATAATAAAACAGTAAGAGTACCATTAAAGACTTTTGGTATAATGATGATTTTTTTAAAATTGTGGAGAATTATGCAATCTCAGCGATTTAAACAAGATAATTTCACAGACATAAATGGCTATACAGAGCTACTAAAAAGGTTGGTAATTAATGAAAAAACAACAAAATAGACGACCTATGACACCCAATATGAAAAGACTCTTGCAATTTATAAGTGATTTCTATACAAAACATGACTATATGCCTACTTTTGAACAAATGAAAAAAGAAATGGGATATAAAAGCAAGAACTCAATTACTCAATTAATTGAGAAACTTGAAGAACGAAAAGACATAAGACGATTAAAAGGTTATCGTAGAAACTTGGAGTTAAATGTCTAAAGTACAAAAAACATCTCATTATGAGATGGAGGTACAATTTGATGAATTTTTTGATACTGCTGAATTAGCAGCTAATCAAAAGATGCCTAGTGATGCTGCTAAAATAAAAATCAGCGACATCAAGCTCATTAAGGCAAATACAAAAATTGTCGCTGGAGAGAGTATAAACTCTGATGTTGAGCAACAATAATGTCAGACTCTACAAACAGTTAGAGCAGAATCATAAGAAAATTATGAATGGTCAAAAAAGACGACAATGTATTCACACTCTAAAAGCTGTAAAAGAATATGTTAAAACATATAGAAGAATTGTAGAATCTGAGAATAAAGACGCAAAATTTATTTACTGTTAAGTAAATAATTAAAAAGTTGTATAAACTTTGTAGGGATTTTATACTCTAAACTATAAAAGGAAGGAA